GCTACATCACTCAGTCTCATCTCGTTTCCATCGGTGGCATCAACTAGCCGCCTCTGAATTCGAGTGGCTTTCTGTGTGCCACCGTTGAGAGATACAATAGGCTGATTCCGCCTAATCGTCAATCATTTTAATATTAAAATAATATTAAAATGATATTATTTTAATATTATTTCGGCTGATAGCCACTCATGGTACTGAGTGAGCGCCTCCAGGATCTGCCCCTCAACCAAGGTGTTGATATAGGTCTTGTCCAGCTTGCTCAGGGCGTGGTTTAGCATCAACTCTGACACCAGGTAATCAACGCCCTGATCGGCCCAGCGAGAGCGTGCGAGCTTTCTCAAATCGTGAGCGCTCCACTCGCCAGCACTGACGGACGACACAAGGCGGCCAGCCTCTCTGGCTGATATGGGGGAACCTGATGAACCGGGGAACAGATAGACACCCGAGTAACCATGGCTGAGCTGCCAGCCGCGATAGGCTTTCAGCTCAGCCAATGTGAATGCAGTAAGCGGGAGGCGATGGGCTCGGCCTGGTTTGGTGGTCGAGGCGGGGATATGCCATGCACCACCGTCAACGAGGTCGAAGTCCCGCCACTTGGCCTGACGGGTTTCCCCTATCCGGGTGGCGTTCGCCAGCATCAGCAGGCAAAGCAGTCGTGACGGTGGCGGCACATCTTTCAAGGCGGCCAGCACTTCTCCGGCATGGGATGAACGCAGGCGGCCAGGCTTGACCACGACCTTCACCCTCACCAGATCACTAAACGCGATACCATCGAGCGGGTCATGAGTGATAAGTCGCAGCTTTCTGGCCAGGCTGACAGCCTGCTTTAGCACCCCCCATCCGCCCCGAGCGGTCTCTGCATGGTAGCCCTGCTGATACCGCTGCATGACCACATCCAGATCATACCGAGGCGAGTGCAGCGACAACGGGCCAAACAGCGGCAGCAGTTGGCACTTGATTTGGGATGCCACCGCCGCCCGGCGAGATGATGAGATCTGACGGTTGCCAGCATTTCGCTCGGCATACCACCCAAGCAGATCGGAAAAAGTAGACATCGAGCTGATCACGTCATGATCGGACGGACTTGCGATTATCGAGGTCAATAACCTTGGCAGGGATGAAATCAGCGCATCGGCTGTCACCGCTGGCCAAACTGCCAACTTTCGCCAAATCTCCTGATTACCTGAGTAAACGACCGCATGAATAGTGCCGGTCGTCCTCCCCTTATGGTAACGAAACCGGATCGGACGGGCTGGATCCTTTATCTCCCTCACCGACATGTTTGATGAATGCCGCCGGATGGCGGCATCGGTCAGTGAACAGTGAACGGTATGACTCAAAACTGTCCCCTGATGAGTCGCGCCTGAGCAGCGCCAGCCTTCTGCAATCCTACGATCAGGCGCCGAACGGCGGCGGCCACCGACTGACAGGCCACCACAATGGGCATTGTCGATGTGACAGGGTCTGACACCTCAGCACACACCACTGCAAGATCACGGCGCCATGCTTGCAGTCGATACTTGCGGACGATGGCTTTGGCCAACCCGCTGCGCTTATGGGCCAACTTGGTGCGATGACTCAACTTCATACCTTCAACTCCAGAGGCCCATAGGTGAGCCAGCAGTCAGCTTGTCCTTTAAAGGTGCCGCCACAGTTTTCCGGGGCAACCTTCCCGCAGCAGGCGCAGGGCTTTTCCTGCAATGCTTTCAGCTCTTTGTTAAGCCGGTCTGCGTCGTGGAGCAGCAGCAGGTTGATGTATTCCTGCAGGGTGTAATCAGCCCCATACCAGATAGCCCGAATGTGCATAGCCTTCCCGATATGGGTCGAGTCAGCCGCACTGAATCTGATGGGCACGACACATGCCTCACCGGGAATAAACTCTGACTTTTGCTGACGGAGCTTTTCACGGTGGCGGGCCTGTCTGGCGGCGTTGTTCTTTTTCTCCTGCGCCTTCCTGGTCTCATCATCCAGCTTCTGTTTCTTGTGACGTACCCCACCAACAAGGGCAGCAAGAGGGGGGTTATTTTCGGCCATGCAGCACCTCGTCATATGGCAGATCGCGGGCCTTGCGCTCGGCGATCTCTTCGATGACTCTTCTGGCTTGCTGGCGGGTCTTGAGTGCGCTGCTCGCAGCCTTGTCGGTCTGGCGATAGGTCAGGTTGTACGATGACATCAATCAATCCTCTTACGATTGGAATGGATGGTTATTTGCCGCGCCTCCAACGCAGCACGAACGGCCTTCTTGGCCGCCCGCAGGTCGTTCCAGTAGGTTTCCAACTTAACCCCCAACCGGATCGCCTTTGCCTCTTGCTCCCGACTTTCATCCGGGAGGCTCAAGATGTATTCAGCCCGCAGCACGCGGGCACGGCGATGGCCGACTTCATTCTTGGCTGCCAGCGCCATCACAGCCGCCTCAATGGCGGCCTCTATCCCGTCACACACCAGCGGCTTACCGCCGCCGTTAGTGCCTGAACCCGTCACACCAGACGCCAGGATCTCCATAAGCACCGCCGTGTTACTGCGGCCATATCCATCCAGCGGGCCTTGATGAACCCATCGAGCCCACGCCTCCAGGGCGCGATCCAGTGTCATCTGCGCCACCTGCTGGAAGCAGGGCGCGTATTTTTTACTTTGCGGAGAGAGGGCTCCTGATTGGTCTTTATCTTGCGAATGGCGTTGAAATGGCGGCACCAGCGGCGCACCTCTTCACGAAACGCCTCATCGGCGAGGGCGGATATTTCCAGCTTTACCTTTTCGTGAGTCCACGTGCCCTCTGCCACGCGGCAGATCCAGAGCGATGCGAGGCGCTGAGCTTCAATACTCATCCGAATATCGGCGGGTAGGGTGGCGAGGTTGGTCATGACAGGTCACCCGCGAGAAGCCAGATAGCGGCAACGGATGATCGAATAGGCATCATCTGCGGCGATCACATGGTCAGTGGTTCTGGAATCCAGAGTGATGATGAGGTCGTGACGCTCGATACGAATGGACGGGTGAGCAACCAATCCGCGCAGGTGACCAACAACACCACCCAAGCGGCGGACGGTATCTACCTCTATCTCGGCATCAACAGGCACCACAGTCAGCCAGTCTGCATTAAACCGGTCGCGCTCAAGGGCTGCGCGAAGTGCAAACGGGCGTGATTGCAACGGGCGGTGAGCCACAGAGAACCGCTGCACCTTTGAGCGGCTAGCCATCAGAACATCAACCGCTTTTTCCAGCAGGTCAGGCGAGGGGGAGACAAGAGCCAAAATCATTGCAGCTCCTCCCGCTTGTCCAGCACAGACTTTCGCCACGCATTGGTGTCGATATCCGGCAATTCAGCGCAAATCTTATCCAGCTTTTTGATAGCCGGGTATCGCTCCAAATTACTGAGCATACGCACGTATGACTCGGACATACCGAGGGCATCCGCAGCCTGTTTGACGGTGTGAGTCCAATGCTCGGCGGGCCACCTCGCAGATACAGCATCCCGAAACGTCATCAAATACCACTCTCGCAACCCAGATTGAAGCGAGTATAGCGATTAAAAAACCAAATTGCACTCCCCGTGCTTTACCGGCGCACTGATAGTGCTATGCTATCTTCATAGCTAGAGCCTCATTTGGGGGTCGTTACCACTTGGGTATCAAAGGATGAATATGTCCGACACGAAAGCACTTGCCGAAACTGATATGGATCGCCAGCGGGCCATGTTGATAGGTCGGCAGATCTATAAAGCACGCAGCAGAAAGTGGTCACAGGTTAGTGAAGGCGCCGCGGCCCTCAATCTACCCGCCAGCACCCTGTCAAATTACGAGCGCGGAGTAAGGATTGAAGTTCTTGGCAGATGGATGAACAACCTTGAAAAGCAGATGTCCCCTACGCTTGGGGTAAACGTCAACTATTTGCTTGGCAGGACAGATGACACTTGCCCAGAAAAGGTATGGCAAGCAAATCAGAACCTGGGCAGAGAGATATCCGAACGCGCAGGCAGTTCCAACGGACTGTTCCCGTTCCAGCTGGGTAGCAATGCGCTGCAACCGCAACATGCCAAGGGTGAAGTCCTGCTGTTTGAACCAACAGACACGATAGACCCTCGCCAAGGTGGGCTCTATGCCGTTGAAGTGGATGGCGTCATTACCCCACGGATATTTTCACGAAACATCAGCGGTGGCGGATGGAAGGTGAAGGATGGGATCAGCGAAGAGTTGATTGATGATCAAGCTCTGAGCACCATAAAAATAAAAGGCATTTACCGCTGTAAAATAACCGATTTGTAAAAATCACACCGGGATTAACCGGTCTTTTTTTCGGCCAGAAAGAACCCAAAATGAGGCGCAAGGCGGTCAGAATATGTCAAAACGAAGCGTAGAAACCGAGACAGCACAGAGAATAGAAGGGGCAGCAATGGACATGCGTGGGCTGATGGCATTGGCTGAACGTGTCCTTTCCAGCATCCCGCAAGAGCAGAAGTTTGAGTGCATCATCAACGACCTGATGGCCATCCAACATCATGGCGCAAGAATTCAGGACGCATTGGGTAATTCACACGAAGCCCTGCACGAGATCATCAACAAGCAAGCAGACCTGTTACTCACCATTCAACAACCTGGTGGCGTACTCAATCACATCGAGGGGCTCAGAACGCAATGCTAAACGGAAGGGAATTCTCAGCCACACCAGGCCATGGACTGGCTGCCAAAGAACTTGGATTTTTGCTGCTGCATTGTGAGGGTGCTCTCAGCCAAGATATCGAGCAGATAACCGGCATGAACAGCGCGGAACAGATGCGGGTTGAAAGGTCAATCATGACCAAGCTGGAGGCCCGAACACGCAGCCATATGATCAGCCGCGCATTCTCTCTCGGCATCATCATGAGCAGAGTGATCTGCTTTGTGCTGGCCTGTTTGTCAGCTGACTACCACGACAGCATGAAGAACCGTACCCCGATAAAAGGCGGCAGACCAACCAGCGTGCTGGTCAGAATCAAGACCGGCTCAAGAGATATCACCGTATAACGAATGGCAACTCGATGAGCCCGTTACGTAACGAAAGGCCCAGCCATAGCGCTGGGTTTTTTTTCACCAAACACTATCATTTTAATATTAAATTAATATACTATTGATATCAATTTAATATTAAAAGGAGGGGAAACCATGATCATAGCTATCGCGCACAACAAGGGTGGAGTTGGGAAAACAACAACAGCTGTACAGCTGGCAGGTGAACTAAAGCCAGACCTGATAATCGATCAAGATGCACACCAGGGGATTGCCATCATCAACGGAAGGCGGCCATCCGAACAGCGCTGGAACGTATTGGCAGGGCTAAGCAAGAGCGCTCTGATAAAAGAGCTTAATAGCGCAGCAAATAAACTCGTGCTCATCGACTGCGGCGGATTTGACTCCGAATTGACCCGGATCGCCATCGCTGCCGCTGACCTTATCATCTGCCCTGGTAACGACGACATCACCGAGCAGATTGGCCTGGTACGATTCAACAAAGTCCTAGCTGAAATCAGCAAGGCATCTGACACACACATAGTGGCCCATGTCTTAATGACCAGGACAAACCCAAGCAGAAAGAATTTCAGCGCCATAGGGGAGGCCATCAAATCGCTGCCCCACTTACAAATGATGACAAGCAAGCTGAGCAGAAGAGCTGATTTCTCAACTCAAATGGAATCAGGGCTTGGCGTCACAGAAAGAGCCGCGACAAGAAGCAGCGAGGCAGGAAAAGAAGTTGTGATAATGGCTGATGAGGTGAGAGAAAAACTTGCAAACGCTTCAATTTAATATTAATTTAATATCAATTTAATATTAAAAGGATATTAAAATGGCAAAGAAAATTGTTGATTTGTCTTCCCTTGGAGAAGGCGCGGCATTGAGAGAGGCGCCCACAGGGGATGTCCTGAGCAAGAAGGCCGCCACAAAATCCAAGGAGATAAAGAACATGCCGGTGGAGTTTTTCAACCGCCATGCAGAACTGAAAGCTCAGGGTAAAACTAGCCTTCTTTTCACGGCGTTCATCATCGAGGCAGTGAGAAAGGCACTTGAGGAACACGAACAGCAGTAAAAGAAACGAGGCGGGCCAGGATGTAAGAGATCCCGGCCCGCAAGTTGATAGCACCTTGGAGGGGTAACCATGCAACTGATTACATATAATAGCAAAACCAGAAACCGCCTGACAGGTCTTTTCGCCCTGCCACGCAATGAGTTAGCTCAGACGCTTGTCCACCTCGGCGTTAGCCACTGGGTGGCCGTGTCCATAATGCGAAGCGTGAGACGCTAATGACAAGCCCCCGTTAAGGGGGCTTGTCATTTCCCCTGATAACTCCTTTGCCTCGCGCAGCAGCGACATGACATGCCCATCACACACCTCTGGGCTCACGTAATCAACCAACTCAGTGAGCAGAACATCCAATCTCTGAACAACATTTGTATTGACACACATCGTCATTTTTAAACCCGTTATTGATTCATCCCGCCACAAATACTACTCCGACCAGCTTGCAAGGGCTCGCCACTTATGGCGGATTTGCTACGCTCAAAACCATATATGGTTGTCAGATCTTACAACTGGTAAGACGAGCGACACCAACTGACGGGCGCGGGATGCTCATAAGGAACCACACCCATGCGCCGCGCCTATCTTGATGACGATGATCGGGAATATGTACGTGACACAAAGCTGTTGCTTGCGCAGCTCATAGAGCGGCGCGGAATGGCTATTGATGAACTGGCTTTCGAGACTGGCATCCCAGAGACCAGCCTGCGTCGATGGCTAAATCCTAACACCCACCAGTTCATGAGCTTGCCAGCTGCCAGGCACGTCTGTCGTGTTCTCGGGATAGAGATCGCCGACATGCTGCTACCAGTCGGCCATAGCAGCGGGCTAGACCGGTCACTGCGGATCTTTCTACAACTCCCCCCAGAGCTGGCCGACACATTCATCGACCAGCTGCTGGCCATCTCGGCAGCCCTTGGAAAACCCATCGAGCTCGATGATAGATAACATGGTCAAAACCACTGCGTCTAATCAGTTATATGTTAAATCGGCACTGGCGGCAGGCGTTGGCCTGGCGAACGGCGCGAACCAGCTATAACTGACAATCAACCTGTCGCATTACTACCTGGTTCACCTCTTCAAAATATGTTGCTTCCTTGTTGCTTTTCGATGGCCGGTTTTATTATTTGACTTTGACCCTCTCTATCGTGCCTGAGCCTCGTTTTACGCAATCTCACCCCTTTCCCATGCCGTGGCATGGATTTTCTTTTTAGTGCTCACTGCGGCGGTGGTGTTGAGGAATGACTGCGGTATCGAAGCGACAGCCACCCCCTCCCTGCTGAGCGTCTTTTATCTTTAGGGCCACAACAGCCTGACGCCTCCATGAAGTTGATCGGCCCCCTTGTGGGGCATGACAGGTTCAAGTTGTTGTTTTGGGGTTGGGGTGTGGGGGCTTGCCCCCACGAAGGGGGTTATCTGCTGACCGGCGGGCGCTTGCGCCCTGCAAGGTCAGGCATTCTTGTAGTTGACCTTGTTCTGGCGGCGGCCAGCTTGCTGGCCTGCATAGCCAGCCTTTATCCCCGTTATCGACAGATAACGGGATTCAGACAATAAGATCTATCTATTAGTCTCTCTTTTAAGATCTCTTAGTGAATGTTGCATCTATTGGCTATGCCACTGCATACAATAGAGAAAAGGGGATGCATTTATATGTGGATAACCGTACCACAGACCGAATCAACCAACAGGGCATCCCATGGCATGGGCTGAATGTGGGTAAATCGAGCGGTAGGAGTGAGGAAAGTGATGGGTATAGGGCGCCATTACTGGCAATGAGGAACGACAGATACCGCCGTGAGGCGGTTATATGGCGGGGTGGGGATGGGTTGTTGCGCTTACTCTCTTGGTAATGGCTCCATGGCCAGCACTTCGAGGCGATACACCGCCAGCGACACCGCACGATTGAAGGCGGCGGGATCTTGCATTGAGCGGCGGGCATCCTCTGGGGTCAGCTTCTTGAACATGCTGTCAGCCACCTCACGGCGCATTGCATCCCTGCCAGCAGCAACTAGGCGCTTTGCTCGGCGGATCTGTGCAGCAGTGACTGACTTGCGGTGGCGATACTCGAACGCCCGCTGCTTGAGCCTGTCCATGCGCAGCTGGCAGTATTCTTTGTGAGACAGGTTCAGGGCGTAGGTAGGATCGAGCCCATCCTTCATCCACGCATCCTCTGTGCGCCACTTCTCCCACGCCTGTTCGCGCACCTTGATAGCCTCCTCTGAGCCAACACCAACCATGTCCCAGAACAGAGCGGTAACGGTCAACGCCTTGTATGCCCAGCAGCCCGCAACATCATCCCAAGCCAATTTACCCTCAATGATCCCCATCTTTTCCAGATCCTGGATAAGGCGAGAGCCGCGAGAGATTGAGTGATTGCCGGCGCGTGATTTTGTATCCAGCCTGCACTGACGGGTCAGCACATCAACGGATGTTTCCACCTGCCAGGTGATCACGTTGGTATAGTGCAGCATGGCCAGAGCCATTGAATTGAGCGCCTTTGCTCGGTGCACGTTCCAGTGACGAGAGCGACCAATGAGGGGGCGAAGAGGAATGAAACCTGTCCAGCTGGCGATATCGCGCTTCGCGGCAACGTTATATGCCTTACCGATAAACTTCGGACGGCCCTTGTGATGGCCTGGCTTTTCAAACTGCGGAGTGGCATTTGCGACATAGCAGCCGCGCACGATGGAGGGGGTACGGGTGTCCTGCTGGACGTAATCAGTCAGATTTAACATTGATCCGCCTAAAAAATTGGCGGCAAGGTTGCCAATTGGCGGCACCATGGGTAAACTGACTTTGCGATCAGTTGTGTTCACCTTTGTGGTGCAACCGAATCAGAAAGCCCGCCCGCCAAGGCGGGCTTTCGTCATTTTGGATACTTGCCAGATTTTAAATTCATGCCGGGGTGGTCATCCCCTGACTCAATGCCCGAACTTTAGCACGGAGAGTGCAGAATGGGCAAGCCGCAACCCGAAACGGGTTAAGCTCTTACTACCATAGCCAGCTCGCTGGCCTCCTTTGCGGCCGCCTCCAGCTCCATGGCAATATGCCTATCGCATACCTCTGGCGTCTGATACAAGACCAATGCCCTCAACTTGGCAGCCAATCTCTCCATCCTATCCGATCCAAGTGGCTCGATCACCTGATCATCGTGATCACCCATCACATTATCCCCACTCATCTGCAACCCTCCCGGCTGGCACTGTATTTTTATACAGGCAATTTTGGCACCGACCGCCCTGCTGGGCAAGCCGAAAAAAGAAAGCCCCGGCAATTGGCCGGGGCAGTTACCAGGTAAACGCCAACACAGCGCCAACGTCAGTGAGTGTGGATACAGCCAGCTCGGCGGCGTTGCTTGCCTGCCGGATCTGCTCACGCAGGGAGAGCACATCGGCCACCGTCTCGAACCCTGTCTCACCTAACTGCTCGCGCTCATGAGCCCGCTGCAACCGCCAGTCTAGCGCAGTGATGCGGCGCTCGGCCTCGGCTTTAATCTCTGCAACTTTTGACGCAACAGCGTCACCTAGGGAAACTTCGGCGTCATATATGACTTCAATCATGCTACTACCCCATCATAAATGCCTATGTCGAGCTGCAAACCGGCACTTACCCTGACGTCATCCCACAGATACGTGACGCCCTTGAATGCCAAAGACGGAACCATCGGTTCGAGAGTAGTGGCTGGCTTAGCTACCTTCTGAACAGACCAAACACCGTCCTCACAAACCCACAACTTGACGCCTGGGGACGCCAACACAGTGCCAATACTCAGAAACTCAACATAAATAGGCCCATTAACTGGAGTCACCATAGATGCGGTTCTCCCTGTATAGCTAATCAACTTCACTGCGGCATCGGGGTATCTCAACCGCCCTTTTGTCACAGAAACCACATCGAGCAGGCCAGAAACCCCAACGGGAGTGAACCCGTTTTTCACAGCCCGAGCAGGGTCGTACTTGCGAGCGATAACCTTGCCACCCGCACCAATCGGGGCAAGCGCAGGCTTACCTGACTGTCGCGCAATAATCACCCCACCCTCTACATATTTACCGCGAACGGATGCTCTAGAAATATTGAGTGTTGATGTAGAGCGGTTAGTTGAACACGCGACAAAATACCCGCTCCTCATAAAATAGGAGGCACCTAAAGCGTATGAACCGGCAATTACGACACCAGCTAGCTTTAGTGGGTGCATCGCAATGCTCGGAATAGCCGATTTGTAAAATATACGGTCGTAGCCAATTCCTCCATCAGAGTACGGAGGGTGGACTTTTACTGACTGCCCAGTGACGGTGAACCCACCGATATACGTACCGTTGACGTAAACGCGCTTACCATCATTCGACAAAGGGCAGAAAATTCCGTGGATTATATCCGAACCAACAGGGTAGCCCTGAAAAGTAAGGGAAAAACCACTGCCAGCGCCATCGCTATAAGAGGGGGCGATTACAAAATCGCTGACATCAAGCGTGACATCAACAAGCTCAGCGGCCCCAGAAGCAGAAAAACGATACAGCTTTGACAAAGCAGGGATGATGATTTTATTAGAATCAATCTGAAACGCAGCATTCTGAGCAGAGGGAACAACAGCCGGAACAGACGCAGTGATGGCACCTGCAACGGACGTAAATAGAAACGCCTTAGGGGTAGATGAGTCCGGGAAATAAACAATGAGTTTGTTAGCGCCCAGCAAAAATAATGGATTGGTTGACACTGCCCCCAAATCGCCAGAACTACCAGCGGTGAAGGCGCCTATGACAGGGGCGTCTGAAACTATACGGACTGAGCACACCTGCACATAACGAGACGATGAATATGCCGCAATAAAGACCAGAAAATACTCGTCCGGTGCAACAGGTATCAGTCGCATATCTCTCATGGAAAATTGCAAATTGTAAGTAGGCAAGTACGTCTTGGCGTAGACAAATTGACCGTTAGCTTTACGGTATCCAACCTCCAGGCTTGTATTTTGTGAGACGGATGTTGTGCCTTCTGGATAACTACTGTCACGAAATAGCGCTGCTACGAGTAATGACCCGTCAGGTCTCTCATCCACAGCAGGCGCCTGCTCTGATTTTGCAATACATGCTGCGCCGTAGCTGGCAGGGCTGAAATACTCGATAATCTCACCGCGCCCGTCATGCAGGTCACCCCGCTCTGTATCATAGAGCGCAATATCTCCTTCAGAAAACGAATGCCCTTGACGGACTGGTATGTCCAATAAAACAGAGTCCGCTGCGGACAACTTGGACACCGCTGCGGACACCTTGGAAACCTCGCCAAGAATGACCGGTTCTAGTGCGCTCATGCGCCCCCCTCTGTCGTCGTGAAGCCGGTCAGAATGCCAGCCTGATAGTTGTAAGTGGTGGTTCTGACAAGCTGGCCCAGCGTCTCCACCGCCTTGGTCAGCCGACCTTCTGTGTAGCTGTACGCTGTCACCCGCTCCCCGGAAGGTAGTTGCTCGGTCATTTGGGTCAGCAGACCATTGGTGTAGACAAATGCCGCGCTGCCAGCTGGTATAAGTGGCACCAAATTGCGGCTCACCGCCTCAAGATCATCAATGGATGGAACGCGCAGGTTTTGCCTGGCGATCTCCGCACTGGGCAGATCGGCCAGGTTCTGCTCTTTGAGTAGCGATCCGCCTGTAGCCTGATCAACCAGCTCTTCCGCTTTCTTGGCGGCTGCGGCTGCGCGGGCCTCATGCCCTTCAGCCTTGGTTGCTGCATCAGTTGCAATCGCTGCCTTGGCAACCGCAGTGGCTGACGCCGTGGCGGCTTCTCCTGCTTTGGCGGTCGCCGTCTGGGCTGCAGTGCCAGCCTTGCCCTCATGCCCCTCGGCCTTGGTTGCTGCATCAGTGGCAATCGCCGCCTTGGCAACTGCCGTGGCTGACGCCGTGGTGGCCTCTCCAGCTTTGGTGGTAGCCGTCTGGGCAGCAGTGCCAGCCTTGCCCTCATGCCCCTCAGCCTTGGTTGCTGCATCAGTGGCAATCGCCGCCTTGGCAACCGCCGTGGCTGACGCCGTAGTAGCTTCTCCCGCTTTGGTGGTCGCCGTCTGGGCAGCAGTTACAGCCTTGCTCTCATGCCCCTCAGCCTTGGTTGCTGCATCAGTGGCAATCGCCGCCTTGGAAACCGCCGTTGCTGACGCAGTGGTGGCTTCTCCCGCCTTGGCTGTCGCCGTTTGGGCTCCCGCTTTTGCCTCGGCTGCAAACTGCCCCGCCTTCTCGACCAGAGGGAGGTTTGTGTCAAACCACTTCTGGCTTGCCTCTACCGAGTGCAGCACGCTGGAGAGCGATGGCACCGTGATCTGTGTGCCATCAGGGCGAGTCAGTGTGACCTCGCCATCAGCTGACATCATCAGGGAGAGGGTGTCTATCTGGGCCTGGTAGTAGGCGAACATGGCCGCAATGCGCTGGGCATACTCGCTGGGCGAGTCTATCAGCGCAGTATCGACTGCATACTGCGAGGCGGTAACAGCATCGAGGCGCCACGGCTCTACCGTCTCCAGCACCTCATCAGAGATAACGCGGGCAACCTCCAGCACTTCGCATCCACCGGGAACCGGCACAACCAGCAAATGGCCAGGTCTTGGCACCAACTGGTGGTTTTTCCAGTTGGTGCCTACACCGGTTATCCGCCGATCTCCTGCTGATGTGGTGATCGTCCCTCGTCTAATCCACGCCATAGCGCCCCCATAAAAAACGCCCCTTTCGGGGCGTTATCGTTTGATACCGAGCATGAGAAACGATGCCTTTCTCAGGTCATAGTCCCCCTCATGCCAGTTGTTTCCTAGCAGCAACTCAAAGTTGTAAATACCGGCAGGGAGCTCGACACTGGTGAACATGGTCGGAGAGAAGGAATTACCCTCGCCGACCGTTACCGACTCACTCCAGTAGGCAACTTGACCGCCAGCCTGATTGGTCACACTCAGCGCCATCGTGCAGTTTGTCAGGCCATTACCCTGCATGATGGCATTCATCATGACGGCGCACGATGCAGGGGCATTCAACACCACCCCATACACGATGCAGCCCACGCTGCGGGGTGCAGACCCAGGACCGACCTTTACCCCGGGAGCGACCTGCTGAAATACAGGCACCGTGATCGCATTGCCCTTGATGTTCAGGGTGTCAACGAACGCCCCCTCTGCAAACAGCCGGTTGGTCTTGATCTGGCCATCGCTTGAAATGACGGTATGCCATGTCTCGCCGAACGCCGGATAGGGGCCACCCCGACCAAACGCCGCAGAGGATCCCTTCAACACCGAGTTGGTAATGGTTGCGGCATCGAGCTGCTTGACCTTCACATAATCGGATATGAGGGTTCCTATCTCGGCCATATCCATGATCGCCGCGTTGATATATACACGGCCATTTTTCACAACAAAGGGGTGGCGTTTACTGGTCGCCCCATCAGCCCGCGACAGCACGGCAAACACATCGGCATCAATCACGAATGATGACAGTACACTGCCATCGGATGACATCTCGACAGAGAGGCCAAACCCGCCACCCTGGCCGTTGATCTGCGCCTTGGTGTACCAACCAGCCCTTACCTCACCATTCACATCGGCAACCGCTTCGCTGACCGTTTTCACAGCGGCTGACGTTTCACCGACCTTGGCCTCGACCTGTGTGACATGGGACGCAATCGCCCTATCCGCTGTAGCCCTAACGGATGACTCCTGCAAGATAGCGGCGTGGTTATCGTCCACCTGGGCACCAAGGGTAACAATCCGGGTCGCCTGTGCCTCCTGCTCGTTCGCCATCGCCTCCTGTCTGACGGTGAGCATGCCCACGTTTTTTCGCTGGTTCTGATCTGACTCAGCCCCAGCCAAGGCCGCAGCAAGACCGGCACCAGCCGCAGAGTCTGCGCTGGCTTTGAGAGATTCAAGAGACTGAACGAGCGAGCCATCCTCCAGGGCGCCAGTGATCTCTGTGATACCGTCCTTGATGTTGTCAACATCGAGGGCGATATCCTTGATGCTCTCGATTGGCTTGCGCAACTCTTCGCGCAAATGCTCGGCGCCGATCTCGCCATCCATCATGTCGAGGATCGACTCGATGTCGTAAGCGGTGCGCGCCTTGGCCGCCAGCAGCTCCGACTTGCCGTAAGCGTTGACGGTTCTTAGCCAGACAAAATATTCGGTATCTGGCCGCAGCCCCTGCAGCGTCATAAATGGCGCGATGCCAACCCATTTAGCCTTGTTCATAGCCTCGGTGATCGGGTGCTCAACGTGACTGAACCACCACTCACACATGGCAGCAGGCTGGGCGCCACCATACCAGACCGGACGGAGCGCCAAGCTCCAGTTGCCAGCCTCAACATCAAGACCGACCGGCACGACCGGCGCCTCGATAGTGAAGTGAACGGCAGCGGGGGGAGACAACCTTCCGGTATATCCAACCGCCCTGACCTGCGCCGTATAGGAGCCCATCACCAGACCATTCAGCGGGCAGGAGTCACCGGGGGCAGCCACGGTTAACACGGTGCGTGGTGGCTGACCTGGCTCAAGATGCTGGCGCCGCAATACCGCCACTTGGCAGCCCACTCAGCTCCGGGCGCTCCATCGGCTTCCCGGTAGCATCAGCCCATATTTGCGAACTCTCCTGGCGAAGGGTGAGATTTACACCAGTGCCAAGCGAGAAGTCCCAATCGGTAACACGGAACTCAACCCCATTCATGCCAAGCGCGGGCAGGAATAACTTGACCAGCGAGCCAGGCCGGTACTGCCATCCTGAAAGATTGAGCGAGAGGGTCATGGTGCTAGCAAAGCGGCGCTGGTGAAGCACGATACGAGCAAGCCGCTGGGCTTGCCACGAAGAGGTAACAAAGCGCAGATCCAGGTCATCTACATGCTCAAACCCGCCATCCTCTTCTATCCATGACAACTCGCGCACAGCGGGAAAATCCGCCTTCTGAAAGCTGACCGGATCGATAAAGGTACCGGTGACGGTATTGATCCGATCGGCCATGGTGGGTTCGGCCAGCAACTCCAGATTGCCGATGATTTGATGGGGGTGAATTTCCAGCGTGGCGGGGCCGTAATATGCCCCAACGATAATGCCATGACGGCCGCCGATGAACGTTGGCTGACCGGCACAAGCCATATGCATGGCTTCCAGGATCTTTGCCGGTGACTCTGGCAGATCAAACTCACCATTGATGGTATAGCGCTTTTCAGTGGTGCCATCAGCCAGGGTGATGATCTCATCACAGATGTTTGCAGCCATCGCAAACCCTGGCATATCAAGTTCATCATCAGGGACAAGCAGCCAGGTTCTGTAGTAATCCAGGATGATCAGGGCAGCATTGTCCGTCCACTTGATAGAACCATCGCGGGGATCGTAAATGCGATTAGAACCGAACTTTTCAACCCGAATGTTTGGCAGGCCAGACGGGAACTTTTCTGGATTAAATCGCAGCGACATCCGAAGCCACGCCAGGCCGCGACCGATCATGTCATCCCGCCAATCCTTGCAATGCTCCAACATGTAGGGGTCAGCAGTCTGACGATCATTGTGAAATTCGTAGCTGACATAATCACTGTAATCGGCCACGGGATCATCACTCAACCAGATGCGGTTGATGTGCGATAACGGATGGCCTGACAACACCAGCGAGAGGTGCAGCATCTCATCCGTATCCTGCTCCCCTTCCTGCTCAGCGGCAAACGAGAGCAGACCTGACGACACCACCCTGCCATAAGTGGCCACCTGATCAGCCGCCGCAGCCCTCAACACCTGCTGGCGCTCGGCGCTAGAACGGTAATCACCGAAGTTTGGCACCTTCATCGTCAGCATCATGGCCGCACTGGCCACCAATGTACCGATCCCCACAGCAATGGCCAGGGTGGCACCTATAGCGGCGGCACCGGCACCGGCTGCCAAACCGACAACGACAGGGATTACAGCTGCGGGCATGACACTCTCCAAGCAATACGCGGAATAACACCATGAAGCGGGCGAGCACCATCCTCGGTCATAGCCCAAAGACTGCCCGCCCAGATGACCCCCGCCGTCTCACCGGACGGGCCATCAAACACGACAGCATCACCTCGTTGTGCCAATGAAACCGGAATGCGCTCAAAACAGGCATCCAAAGCGCCAGCTATCGAACCATGCTCTTTTAGCAACACTCTGCGAGCACCTATCTCCGTGGTGTAGCGCCCGCGATAAACGGCAGCAGGGTCAACCCCAGCAACAGCAATGCACGCATCAGCAGTAAACAAGCAGCAATCAGATTCACCCCAAACAAAAGGCCGCCCCATGGCGGCCTCGATATGCATCAGCAGGCGAACCTGCCAGTCAGGATGTCTCATCATCAGTCCTTATATATAAATCCGGGGGCATCACGCTTGCTGCCCCAACTGATTGAACGGTTTGACATTTCATCCTGAAATCGGAAAAACCTGTCTTGCGGATAACGGCGGCGGTGCGATTCATCCGTATACCGCTGTGGCAGGCCGCGCTTCCACTCTTCAAAAATGTTGGAGAGGGTCAGGCGAATGGCATTAACCTCCCCCGCCTGGATGGGCGCCGATGCAACCCGCCCCTTGAACAGCAAGGAATGGCGCAGCGACTCACCGGTTTCACTGAGCAAGCAGAGATACAGCCTCCCCATACACCCGACTACCCGCTCACTCATAACGGCGCCGAGCAGCGCCTGATCAAGCCCCGTCAATGACACTGACACCTGGGTCGGCGAGGTCGTTAACTGCTCCTTAGCCTGTGACACATCGCCAAGGCTACCAACGCCATAGAACACCTCACCATCAAGAACAAGCTCGCCTAGCCCAGAGTGAAGGCGGGTTATTCCTGAAGGCAGATCCAATCTAAACGCCAGCAACGGATTGACGATGCCCTCGCACATCAAGCGGGCCATGTCCTGATCAAAGCCGGTCACAATCATGGGTAAAATGCCTCCACAAACGAGAGCGAGTAGGTGGAGAAGTGCCCCGGTGTCGTATCGCCGCTCCAGCTATCCTTGTCCAGCCGAAACACCCCGCGAGGTCTGCGCACCTCGATATGCGTTCCACTTGGCCAGCTCTTGCGCAGCATCGGCGCAATGCGAATGGATGCGACCCCCGCCGGATCGGCAACAACATCACTCAACACCCGCTTTAACTCATCCCCAACCTGTATCCACTGCCCACGCCGCAACACAGTGGCGCCGGGGTTCCATCCTCGACTGGACAGCACCTTGCCCATCGAGTTAGCAGATGAAACAACCGGAGCGCCAAGTACGGGAGGGGGGGAACTGACCAGACGGGCGCGAAAATCCCACAGGCGCACCCGTCCGGCGGCGCCTTCCAACTCGAAGAGCAACGCCTCTATCTCGTCCGACTTGTCCCGGGTGAGATTGTTGAACTTGATAGTACAAATAACTTTGGCGCCAGGATCGCTGCGGGTCTGGTCAGCATTAGTAAACGATGACGTGAATGTTTTGGTGTTTGACGACACCCCCAACGACATTTCTGACGGGATTAGAGAATCAGGCCAATCGATCACAGATACCTCATACGTTCAAATTGCGCCGGATCTGCCCACGCGAGTTGATGTCTTGCAAGACCATCTGATACCCGCGCTTGGCCCCAGCCTCGGCGCCTTGCTCTGCTGCCGAGCGCATCGCGTTAGCTAGCGCCTCATCACCGGAACCGCTGACGCTGATGTGCTGAATAATCGTCACCCCCTCACCCGACTGGCCACGCCCGGCGGCACGGTCAAGAATGGCAGCGGACTCGCGGCGGCTGGTCACATTGGCAGGGCCACGAACCAGAGTGCCGTTGACGAATTCATCACCCAGCTCTGAAACGATCCCGAACTGGTTGGCCGGAATATAGCCGCCCTTGTCGAACAGACCTGCGATCGCCTGCCCTGCCACCATGCCGGCAGAGGCATAACCCATCGTTTTGATGCTGGCCGCCAGCGGCATGCTGTAGGGTGGCGGGAAGGCGGCCAACGCCTTGGCTGCCGCCTCTTCGGTAGATACGATGATCGAGGGGATGGCAGCTGCTTTCTGCATGGCAAACAGCGCCTTGTAGACGCCAGTGTGCTCCATGCCAGCCTGTTGCATCGCCGAGGTGGTGATGCTCATCTGCTGCTGGGTAAATGTCAGCAGCTCGGCCGCCACCGTGGCTTGATACTCTCGCTGCTTGTTGATCCGGTCGTTTTCGATCTGCAGGAGGCGGGACTGGTGATCCTGCTCCAGCATTTCACGACTGGCGTGGTACTCCATCTGGAGCTGAAATTGCAGGTCGTTATGACCGGCCGCCGCGTCATATGCCTGGGCATACTGTTGTTGCAGGCGCTGCTGCGACTGCTGCCATCGGCTCTGCTCCTCAATGACCGAGGCGCCATACTGCTCGATGCGGGCCACGTTGCGGGCGTCATAGTATTGCTGGTCAGCCCCCGCCATCGCCTTGTTGCTGTTGTCCAGCAGCTGGAGCCGCTTATCCAGCTCCATGGCGATGGCTTTGTTCTCCTGCCGGAACGAATCGACCGGCCCCCAGTTGGTGGCTTTTTTCTTCTTGGTTTTGGTCTTGGGGTCGTCCGGGATCTCCACCACCCCGCGTGGCGCACTGCCAGGGGGCGGCAGCGGGGTCGGGCCATCACCGCCGCTGGTCACCGCGTTCTGAATGGACTGCTTCAGGTTGTCCAGGTTCTGGAAGTAGGTTGCCCAACCCTCAGAGCTGGATTGCGACAAGAAGGCTTCCATATCGCTCTTGGCGAGCTGCATCGCAGTGCCAAGCTCATCCAGTCGCCCCAGCATGGCGTCTGGCTCTCCCGCATCCTGGTAATCGTTCAGCGCCTCGTTGTAGTCCATACGGGCGGCAGAGTAAGCCGCCGCCGCTTTCAGGTAGCCGTTGCGGGTTTCAGGGTCGGTGCCGATGTTGAACACCAGCGAGGCTTTTTCGAGGGTGGTGTCAACATTGCGAACGAACTGCTCAAGGGCCAACGAGGCAGAGCGCACCCCGTCAATGATGTAGAGCGCAATGCCCTTGCCAAGCTCGGCAAAGCCGCCCTTAGTTTCGGCCGCATCAACAATCCACTGGCGCATCAGGCGGGAGCCCTCGGCGATGGCCGGGGCCATGCTCGCCTTCACCTGCTCCCACAGCGCACCCATGACGGACATCAGGCGCTGGATCTCCTGACGCGCCTCCCGCACGGCAGCGAACTGGCCGCCAGAGAGCGCCATCCCCATGCCGTTGATTTCATCGGCAAAGCGGAACAGCTCCCCCTTGTTGGTATAGATGGTATCGAACAGCTCGGCGGCGGCATCATTCAGCTCATCGAGCCAGAAGCGCGCATCGGCGGCGCTCATCTTTTGCAGCTCTTCCGAGAAGCGGCGGAACTGCTGATCCGGTGCCATCGCCGCCCACTCTTGCGCCGACTGCCCAATCTGCTTGAAGAAGTCAGCCAGCGGGCCGCCGCCGGTTTTGGCCGCATCAGAGATGCGGACGTTCAAGTCCTTGACGACATCAGCCAGGCGCTCGCCGTTGGTGCCCGCCCACTCGGCGGCCTGGGCGTAGGCATGCCACTGCTGCGCGGCGATACCTACGTTGCGGCCAAGGTTGGCGGTTTGGTCGAGGCTGTCATAAGCCGCCTTGATTCCGGCCACACTTCCGTGATAACGGTTTTGATCCCGCCAGCCACCACCTTGCCACCGGCCACAATATGACCGCCGAACGAGGTGAATTCTTGACGGGAGCGGGCCAGCTCTTCCCTGAACTGGGCCGCATTCAAGCCAAGCGTGGTGACAAGGCTGCGCAATACGGCCATGGGAATCCTCTCGGTAGTTAAAGCAGCACAGCTCTTAGCGAAAGCCGTGACTCTTCTGGTGAAATAGATTCTGGGTCAGGGGGAGGGGGGTGCAGGCGCTCGTGTTCGAGCGAGTAATGGGCCAGCCAGGTGGTCAGTTCCGAAACGGGCAGTGCCTCGATTTCGGTGATCGTCTTACTCAGATCGATCGCTAACCTGATCACCAGCTGCTTGGTCTGGCTGGCCCTTATCGTTTTTTTCCTCGACAAGTGCATCCTGCCCCATCTTATTGAGGCGCATCACAGCAGGCATCAGGCGGTCAATGACTGATTTTGGCAGAGTGTCAAGTAACAAAGGGACATCGTCCTGGGTGGCGATCGGGTTACCCTCTTCATCCACCATGCAGGCGACCAGTAGCGAGACAGACCACTCAAACATATTGTCAGACAGAGGTTGACCTGTAGTCTGGTCAAAGTTGTTCAGCTGGTACTCCAGCAGCTTGCTGACCGGCATTTCCCGCACAATGATCTCGGCATCATCGCCAAGCTCAGGAACGGCAATACGCTCATGCTTGAACGCCATCTTGTTGAGCAATTGCAGCGCCGTTACCGCATTTGATTTTGATTTTGCCTTTGCCATTATCCTGCCGCTCCTACTTTGCCCCAGATGGTCTTGCCGTTCTGTTTGCACGGCACCACGAAGTCGATGGGTTTATCACCCTGCGTCTCGTTGCGCAGATAACCCAGCAACACCACCTCATATTCGGCGGTGACGTTATCCGGCCAGATATGCTGGACGATCACGATCTTGTTCGACTGCGCTGCCGCGATAAATGCCAGCTGTCCTTCATCATCGGGGTAGGACATGAACTTCAGCTCCTTCTCAGGGCCATCAAAGAGACCGGCGATGGAGCGCTTGGCGGTATCTTCCAGGGTGGTCTGATCGGCAAGTGGCGCCTTTTCGCCGACCTGACCGATGGCCAGCGCACCGGGTAGCGGGGTGAATGTTGCACCGCCCTTGAGCTTGAACTGGGTCTGGGTGCCTGCTGCAAGAATCGCATCTTGCGGGGTGTAGTCGAAACGACTCGGAGCGGTCATGCTCTGTTCCTTCTGTTGGTGGTTTCAATTTCAACGATGGACTGGCGGGCAGTCGTGTCAGTGGTGGCGGGTGAATCGCGGGGCTCTGACACGGCTATCCGCTGGAAATCATCGGTAGTCACGCCATCGAGCTGGCGCAACTTCTCACCGATGGCATCCCCCTCAAGGCGGGTATTAGCCAGGATCTCTATCTGCCAGAAGTGGCGCTGCAGGGTGACGCCACCCTCAATGGTGCGCTCGCCATCTGGCGAGCTAACCAGCAGGTAAGAGACCGCCGGGAGCGGCGCATCTTGCGGGATGAAATCTGGATAAGCGGTCACCCCGCTGGCTGCCTCTATCAGCTTGAAAATTGCTTCGCGCTTTATCATCTGAGTGCCTTGTCGATTGCGGCGCCAAGCTGCTCCTTTTGCAGGTCAAGGCAGTTTTCAACGTTCTCATCCAGGCCGGGGCGAATGAATGGCCCCGCCGGAATACCGGGGTGGATCATCGCCTCCTGCCCTGGGCGGGTGCGGCGCAGGTGCGCCCGCTTGTTGGCCTTTGCCGTGTCCTTGTGTCCCTTGAGGCTGGCCCCGCTGGCGAGGCTGTGCTCGCGGGTGCCATGCTCAAGCCAATAGGCATAGACGGGAGCCTCGACATACTTGCCCGCCGCCTGCTGCACCTTGTAGGACTTGAACACCCCAATCGAGGCGACCACATCGGCGAACCCCGGATTTTTCGGAATACTCACCCGCAGCTTAATCGACTCACCAAGCAGGCCGGTGTCGTGGTTCCATTTCTGTTCATAGAGGGAGCGAGTACGGGCAAGCACCGGCATGGCCGAGGTTCTTGCCACCTCCCGCAAGATCCGTTTCTGGGCGGCGAGTTCAAGGCGGGCCAGCTGGTCGGCCAGCTCGGCAAAGCCATCTACCTCGAAGGTCGCGGTCATGAGTCCACCTCGCAGGTCAGGATCAGCCACTGACGGCGAGCGTCAGGCTGCACCAGTTTGATATTGAGACTGAGCTGGTCTTGCACTAGGTAGACCCGCTGGGCGGTCGTCACGCCGGGGCGGTAACGAAACTTGATGGTGTACTGACCGGCGGCAATCTCCTTGCCCGCCCGCAGCTGCTCGCGGCCACCAATCATCCTTACATCGGCCCAGATGGTCGGCGAGGGTTGCCACTGATCAACGGCTTGCCCTGCTCCATCGCGGCCAAGCGACCTGGTCAGCAGGGCGACCCGATCTCGTAGCTCACCGGCTGCCATAAAACCTCCAATAAAAAACCCCGCCGAAGCGGCAACGCTGTTCAGATAAGCACTTTTTTGACTGATTATTCATAAATTATGATTTGAGTTGGGGGGCAAGGCTGTGTCCAGTCAATCTTCCT